GTCTATATCTTTCTCATTTAGTTCTATGTCTAAATTTATATGGTACTTTACTTTCATTTTATGCTCCTGCCTCAAACTCTCCATCACCGGAAGCAAATGGTCCATCGGGAACATCAAGCCACACGCGTGATTTTAATCCTGGAGCAGAGGCCTTTACTATCTTCTTTTGATCTATTAGTTTTTGAACCATTCTCTCCAGATGGTTTATTCCTTTCTCTTGTAATACGTCGCTCAGACGCTCCTTGTGATGACCTATGCCATTAGCTTTACCTGTTTGGGTGAAAGGTTTACCCTCTATAGCAGCGTTTTTAATACAGTACGCAAGGTCATCAAGTTCAAAATCTGTTCCACGTTTAGATAAAAGAACGTCATCGGTTCGTCCTTCTAGCAATCCATTGTGTGAGTTACGCACAAAGGTTCGTATCTCTCTGTTGGCTGGCCCATTACTTTTTACAACAGCACCATTAACAATACGGTTACGTCTATATTCAATGTCTAATGTTTTACATAAATATTTCATTTCGCCTTCTGGTGGAACCCAGAGAGCCATAGCAAATCTTAAACCATCAACGATGGCAGACGTACCTCTAATTAAATTACGAGCATGTTCCGGAGTTACAACAGGATTTTTTATGTCTATCTTTGTCATGTGATGTACAAGAAGCCACGTAGCGTTGGTTTCCGTCGCTAAGGCTGCAAAGTAGCCCGTCACAAACGCACCCGCCGCGGGGTCGCTGTTTATATCCGCATAAACAAAGCTTGCGAGTGGATCTATTACTACAAGTGCAAGGTCTTTTATTTTTTTTATCTGCGAGCAAATCTCTTCCCATTGTTCTGTTATTGCCGGCCCGTCTCTGGTGGTGGTAACAATTGGCTTAACACCGCCATAGTTTGGAAAAGGCAAGACTTTTAAATCATGTTTTGACTTAGTAAATCTTTTACCTTGATGATCTATTAAGTCAATACGTCTATGTATTTCATCAGCTTCATCTTCTGCTGTTAAAATAACACAAGAGCCATTTTGCAGTAAAGTGGCATCAAAAGCTCTGTCATAGCCCTGCTCACCATAAGCTAATTTTAATCCCAGGTCGAGAGTTAACATTCCTTTGCCGGTGTCGCCAGAAGCAGCAATGATTCCGGCAACACCACGGGGCAGCGTTTCATCCAGAAGGTATTCATACTGAGGTGCTTTACCTTTTTCATAACGTGAAACTGATAGACTATCATCTAAAAGATTGATAATCTTAACATCAGAATCTTTCTTATAAAGGTAAGCATCAATATCGAACCCTTCAGTTAGAGCATCAGCAGAATCCCAACCCTTTGGTTTTCCATTTACAGGTTTAAGTACGCGAACACTTTTGCAAATGGTTACCAAATGAGATGCCGCCGCTGTTCCATACTTCAAACCAGACTCGTCATTGTCTGGCCATATGATAACGCTGCGCCCTTCTAAGGGGGACCAATCGGTCTTGGAGACAGGGGCATTTGATCCAGCCATAGCTGTAGTAGCTGTAATACCAACTTCCCTTAGAGAGTCCACACATTTTTCTCCCTCTACTAACAAGATGTTAGTATCGAGATCACATTTATCAATGTTATCTTGATTATAGAGGGGTCTAACTTGTGGAAATTTTTTCTCTCCAGACGGAAGCACAGGATAAAATGTCTTGTCTCCTCCCTTAAACTCTTTACGAACAACGGTACATAAAACTTCGTTGCCCTTATCTTTGTATATATATTGAATTGTATTAAGCACCTCGCGCGCCGCCTTCGCTACGCTTGGCGTATTTAGCGGAGTGTTTTTTAATGGTACGCGGATACTCATAAAGTCTGATATTTCTTCTACAGCTTCACCAAAAGAACACCCATGCTGATGTTGCCAAAGATCAATAAAATCTCCAAACATTCTGGACCCATTAAACTCACCGCCCAGACCAGGGTTGTCCCGGTTAAGACTAAAGGAACATGAATCACCAAGAGATCCATCTAAGTCACCACATACAAACTCAGAACCTCTTACGCGTCCCTGGGGTAATAAGTGTTGAAGTATATGAGATAGTCTTGGAAAACACTCGTCTTTAAATCTAGAAAGATCAAAATCTTTTCTCTCTTTTACAAGATTTACAGTGTTAAAATTAACGGTCATGTTCTGTCTCCCAACAGTGGCTTTGAAAATCACAGAACCTACATAAATAATGATCAGGTTCGTGTGCTATTCTTGGCAACCTTTCTTTTGCCTCTACAGCTTTAATGACTAATACTGCTTTGTCAATACACCTTTGTGCTAACTCAGAATCAAAAGGAACTAATTCGTGATACAGTTCTTGTGTATTTTTATTTACAACAGAAAACACAGCCGGGTGTTCCATTAAGTTCATATAGTATTGATATACGGCTATTTGTGAGCTGTATGTTACATTGTGTTGTGCAACACCTTTTGATTTAAAGGCTTTAAAGTTTCTATCGTTAGCGCTTTTACATTCCCATAATGCAGGGTAGCCCATATCCACTTGGCCATGCATAATAATACCATCGACATGTCCTTTAATGTTTCCATTAGCTGCCTCAAAAGCAAACTGTTTACCTCTTCGATCTCTGGTCTTTACTCCAAAGCCACCATTCTTTAACCATAAAATAAGCATATCTTCATAAGTGTGGCCGGCTTGAAATATTCTTAACGTATCACCTGTTAAGGGTTTTTGTTTGTCTCTTGTTGTACCCTCAAGATGATATTGTAATTTTCGAACGCAAGGAGTTCCTATATTAGATCCCCCTATATATCCTCTTACAGGTTGTTTTCTTTCTTCGGATTCTAATGCATCGTTTATATGCCGGTTAAATCTTTCTGATACATCTCCGGTATTCGGTACTGGATTAAGGTTCCACATTTTTGCCTCCTAAAATGGTATATCGTCATCAAACTCAACTTCACCTGGCTTAGTGTTAGGAGGCTCCTTTGCTGGTGTTTCATATTTTTTAGTAAACCATTCATCTAGTTTTGGTTTATTAAACTGAGAGAAAGCTGATCCTTCATGTGACTTATAAATCATATGAAAATTATATATAATATTATAAAGTTCATCTTTTGTAAGTTGATTAAAATTTTTAGACCATCCTATGGTATCTAAGAATGAAGCTATTTCTTTCATTGAATTGTCAATGGTTAAGGGTATATGACCCATATCCGTTGGCGCCCCTTCGGGGCTTCTATCTTTCCAGTCGTGCATGTTTATTTTATCCTTCTGTAAACATAAGGCACTACAGAACCACATCATTGTTTTTTTATATGTATCAGTTTTACCGTAACAGTGAAAACCAATGCTTAAACATGTGTGACAGCTTCTGTAACCCTTACTTGTGGTGTTAATTTCTTTTAAGAAAGTCGCCAAGTTATTTTGACGACTCTCTTTTTTAAAAAAATTAAATTGCGACATCTTCGGCTTCTCTTCTCAGTATCTGTCCTACATACTGTGGAGAAACCTCAAGTTCTCTTGCTATGTTCGCGTTCCTTAGTCCATCATTTTTCAAAGAAATAATCTTTTCTGGAAGATCGCTGTGTTTTTTGCGACCTCTAGCTTCATTAAATAACCTAGAATTAGACTCTAGGTCATTTAATAAAACATTATGGACCTCGGTAAGTTGGCGAATAGCTTTACCTATTTTAGTGAGATCATTTTTTTTCATAATATCCTCTACTTATTGATTCAACCAATCAGGGCGATCGGAAGTAACAGGTTGAGATACGGGCGCCGCCGGCGCAACCGGTGCTGGCGCAACAGGAGCAGCTTCGACAACTCTATCTGTATCAGGTGAAAAAGCTGGCGTAGCAATTGGAGCTACTGGAGCCGCTGGAGCAACAGGTGCAACAGGTGCGGTAGGAGCCACAGGAGAATTAGGAGTTAATCCAAATACAGCTGCATGCTTGTAATACTCCTCACCATTTTTAGCAGTTAAAGCATAGCTTAATTTATTGCTATCATCCCAAAACTCTGGAGGGTTACTACCGTTATTCTTTTTATTTCCTTTTTCTACTTTTACAGCACCTACAAATTGTATGCCATGTAAAAAACCCCAATCTTTATGCGCTGACATATCACGTTTGGCCATAGCTTCTGGAGAATCGTCATTTGGATCAATACCAAGTGCTGATTCAATTATAGAACGAAGCGCCTTCATTGTAATATTTTTTGCTGGATTTTCAAGATTAGGAGTTGATGTAGTAAAATTGTGATAAAATCTTCTGCCCTTATGTTCACCATTCAACAACTCAAGGTTGAGTACTAAGTACTGAGTTAGACCATCTCTTTTTGATAAATTAAGATAAGGTACACCAGGTACAATTCTTTCAGGTTTATCACCATCAGACGGATCAATAAGATGTATTTTCATAGCACTCATTGTTTTGTCTGGAATTAGGTCTGGTTTGGCGTATTGTGTATTTTCTCCAAATTTATCTTGTTCTGCGTCATTAAAATTCATAACCATTGTTATCTCCTTTATATTTTTTTCTGTGTTATTTTGTTTAATAAATTACCTAAGTGTGGTTCTTCAACTTGATTAAGAAGACCAGACCTATCCTTACTTGGATAATCCCAAGGGTTATCTGTATGGCACACAAACATTCTTTGTTTGCTGGTTGGTTGTTCTGGATCGAGATTATTGACAGGCTTCCAAACGTAGCTAATCATTTCGTCTACAATACCAGGTATAGCTAACTTAGCTCCAGAACCATCCATTTGAATGGTATAAGATTGTTTTTGCGTAACATCATCTTTATGTGAATCAAGTAACCCAACAAAAATAACATTTTTATTTTTTACATGCTGTAGATGTGTGGCCCATTGAATCATTTCTGTTTTAAGCTTGCCATATATTTTAAGTGTATTAGGCGTACCACCTTTTGTTTCTGCATCAGGTTGTTGCTCACACCAAGAAAAACATAATCTTGATGCTACACTTATAGAATCGACAAATAAATTGTCGTATGTATTGTTAATGTCTTTAAGATTAGGAAATCTTTTTAAGGCACTATTGTAGTGTGCTTGACCATACGATAGGTTATCACTGACAATAGATACATTAGGTCCTCCTAATAACACAGCAATGTCTTTACAATCTTGCCATGTTTCCGTTTCAAGAGTCACCCCTTTAAAGTTACGAACAGATAAGTCACCTGCTTCGATGTTAACGAAGAGGGTTTTTTCCTGATCTAAAGTTAAAAGTTGTGACGTCTTACCAATACCAGATTCGCCAAGTAACATTACTTTGGCTCCAAAATCTGATCCTAGTCTTTCTTCTGCTGATATTATCTTCATTATTTTTCTCCCATTAAAAATTTTAATTTATATGTAGGGCTACTAGGCACTACGGTTCTTGCTTTCTGTAATAGTTTTTTAATTTCAGGGGAGCGGACTTAAACTTAGTCTCACTCACCGTCCATTTAACTTGAGCATAATGATTTGCGGATTCTTTTCCGTAATCTTTCGCTATAGAGTCAAGACCATTAATTAACTTGTCTTGATCCCATGTTATCTTTGGAGCGATGGATGCTTCAACTTTGCATCCTTCTGATATGTCGAAGGTTCTAGTACCTGTATCTACTCCGTCCGATTGCAGCCTTGCAAATAGTCGTTGCCCTAGAGATTTATCTAAGACACCCCTGATCTTTTGACCTTGTTTAGTGATAACTTGTTTCAAGTGAGTACATTGATCCAAGGCATCGAGGGCCTCATTCTGTGTCATGCTAGAAATGTCGAGGTCACTAGCCTCTATTATGTTTAGTTCTTTCATACTATTATCCTATTATCTATGTTTCTAAAAAGTGGGCATTCTTAATCCCAAGACCTGTATGCCACATGTAAACTGAAACAACAAGTAAAAAAATAATTATTTTTAAATTATATT